GCGTATAGTGCGCTCCTGCGGGGCCTCGTTCGCCCGTGGCTCCCGTATCCCCCTTGGGGCCCGTTTCTCCCTTGTCTCCGGGGTCGCCTTTAGGGCCTTGGATACCCTGCTCACCCTTGGGGCCAGCGGGGCCCGTTTCTCCTGCGGCTCCTGTGTCGCCTTTATCGCCTTTCTTGCCTTCGGGGCCTTGGGGGCCGACGGGGCCAGCGTCGCCCTGCAAGCCTTTCTTGCCCTCCGGGCCTTGCGGGCCGGTAGGGCCTTGCTCACCACGGGGGCCTTGCAAGCCTTGTATACCCTGTTCGCCCTTGGGGCCTTGTATTCCTGCGGGGCCTTGTACACCCTGCGGGCCTTGGAGGCCTGTGGGGCCTATTTCACCCTTTTCACCCTGCGGGCCTGTGGGGCCTGTGGGGCCTGTGGGGCCTGTCGCGCCTAACGCCTGGGATACTAAGTCCTGCACCTCGGCAAGAAGCTGTTCCGCCACACTGGGGGTGGGAAGATTGGAACCGGGAAGGTCGGCTATTATCTCAATGGGCCGCGTTCCCGTCCACTTGGCTATGATGTTCTTCTCATCGTTCGCCAGAGTGGCTAAAAGTGTGAGGTTCATCATGCCCCGCTTGCCCGTAAACAGCGGCGTGATATGCCATGTAAGGGTTATATCTTCCCCCACATCTTTATACAGCACATACCTTGCTTCCGTGCCATCCATGGGCCAGTACGCCTTTATGGTGAACCCTGCGGCGGCAAGGTCTACATCACGGGCATCTAAGGGTATGCTGATAGTGACGGTATCCGCCAGACTTTCACCCTCGATAACAAGGGACTGTATAGGGGTGGTGAGAAGATATTTTCCGTCAACCGTTATTCTGTGCATTGTTCGTCCTCCGCAAGTTTTTCTAAGGCCAGAATACAGCCTAATTTCGCGTCTAAGTCCGCTTTCGCTACAACGGGTATAGAAGTATTAAGTGTGCGTATTATCGCTTGTATAACGGCTTTCTGTTCGTCTGTCATTGTTCTAACCTCTTTATCCTTTCGTCAAGTTGTCTAAGCAGGCTATGTGTAGCCTGTGCGTCAGCCCAGAGAATAGCAGGAACACGGTCGTATTCCACCGATTCAGCTATTACCTCCCGCGTTTCTTTGTCAGTTTGGTAATCTACCAGCCACGGAAATTCCGTTTCGAGCTCTTCGGCGATAAAACCGTAAAAATAGCGGCCTTTGTCTAAGCCGCTTTTAGGAGTATATGTGACCGCTCTCACACGGTCTATTCTGTCACTTACGCTGTCATACTCCCTGATATCGTGTATCTCCTTTTTATATCGTATGGAAGATGAAACCATACCTAAAGAGTATCCACCGCCACCCGAATATGAAACTAATCGAGTATTGGCACTGCCGCTTGCGCTTGGTGGGGATGTCATAAAGAATCTGTTATCAGTCGTTAAGTTACCTTCAGCATATAGATTACCTTTCACTGATAGCCCGGTATATCCCTCTATATCCACGGCTCCCAAGGTCAGTTTTCCGTATGTATTGCCATACAAGGTGACACCGTTACCCGTAAGATTGTTTCCGTTTATGGTAAATCCCGCAATCGTACCGCCTGATGCCGTAAGGTTGCCAGTGGTCACTGAGCCGCTTATGGTGGCGTTTACGCACGTCATCTTGCCGTTTGTATCTATCTTGAAGTTGTTGTTCGCCGTGACAACGCCGTTAAGGTTTATCTTTGACGCGCTTATTGATACCGCTTCCGAGCTTTGATTTATGGTGGAAATAATATTGTCCTTGGTGACGGTGCTCGACAACCCCTCGGCGGTTATTTCAAGCTGTGTCTGCATACTCTGCGTCCATGTGGTAGGCATACATACGGTGTTATCTACCACCCACGCCGAGCCAGTGTAACGCTTTATTTCCTTTGTCGAGGGATTGTACCAGTATTCGCCCTCCTTTGCGCCCGTAGGCGTGGCGGTCTGATTGTATTTAGGGGAGATGACCGTCTGCCACGCGGAGCCCGTCCATACCTTTATCTTGCCATCGTTGTACCATTGATACCCCGTGTTCGCGGTTTTCTGGTCATCGTCCCACCCTAAAGAGGGGTCGGTGTCGGATTCAACAGGGGTCAGGAAAGCTACCCGTGTGACCGTCTGCTTCATGCCCTCAACGGTCATTTCTATTTCATGGGCTGCGCGTCCGGCTATGAGCGTCCGGCGGTTCTCCGCGCTTATGGCGGGGCGTAGAGGGGAGCCGGAGCTTATGTACTGTATCCTTGCCCTGCCCTTAAAGGTCAAGTCCATGCGGTAAATGGGGAAGGTATAAGTCCCATCGTCCGTGACTACCTTTATCATGTCGCCCGCTTCCAAAGACCAATCGCCCTTTGCGTCCAGCTCAACAGGCGTAAACGCCGCAAAGGAGTTTAAGCGGTTATAGATAACCTGTGCATAAGGTCTTATCTGTGCATCGGTATAGCCATACAGCATGGGGCAGTCTATTATCTGATAAGCGTTCGTCCCTGTGCCAACTATTACGCCTATGTCCTTTTCTGAAGCGGCTACCTGTAATTTGTCTATCTTGGCTACCTGATACTCCGACACCACGGCGTTATAATAGTCCGCAGAATTGGCAGTTTTATTAAAGGTGACATCGGTATCGGTGAACCACGCCAATTCACATACCCCGCTTCGGGATATGCGGGCAAAGGAACACGCCGCCTCGGCTATCCATTGAAGAACTTCCCGGCAGAGAACATCTTGCGTCCTGAACAGCGGCGAATCAAAGGTTTTCCCCGAATTGGGGAAGTCTGCCGTTGAAGCGGGTACGCCGACATGAGCGCAAAGTGATGTGAAAATATTTTTTAGTGTAGTCGGGTACGAAAGAGAATTAAGAAAAGCATCTGCGCTCACATCGAACTTTACCATTCTGTCATGGGCGGTGATACTTATTTTTTTAGGTTTAAGTTTGTCGGGCTTTTCGGAGATAAACACGCCCAGAGGAACATATTCGTATTCTTCCCCCACGAGTACGCCTATCGAGGCGGTGAACTCCGTGCCGTCAAAGTTAAAAGAGGATAGCCCCCCGTCAAAGTTAAGGAGTTCTACCCCCAGTTCTGCGGAACAGGCCGCGCCTATCGTCAGTTCTTCGTCCTCAAAAGCCATGCTTGAATAGGTCAAACCGGAGATTGAGAGGTTTTGTTCCGCTATCTGATTTTCGCCGAATGTCAGCTTTAGCTTTTGGGGCTTGCCCGACATTACGGCGTTACGAAAGCCTGTGCTTACTGTGTACATTTTGCCTCCAATAAAAAAGACACCCGAAGGTGTCACGGAGTATTTATCTTAATGAGCCGATAATTCCGAGTAAAAGCAATATGCCGAATGCGATTAGAATTTTGGTCAGGCAACCGCTCTTCTTAGGTTTACCGCCCAGATATACATTAAATTCGCCGCCGCCTGTCGGCGTGTTCTTTGTCGTTTCAGTTTCCGCCGGAATGGCATCTGCGCCGTTGGTTATTATCTTTGCGGAACCCTCTGCGTGTCCGTACAGTCCATACCCGCGCTGGAACCAGAGAGAAATTTTCGCGCTATCCCGCCTGTCTTTTATGGTTATTCTTGCTTTAATGGCTTCATTCCTCGTTCTTATGTCAAACACGTGCCTGCCTACCGGGCATTCTATAAAACTGCGTTCGCCCAAACCGAGCCGACACACTTCTTCACCGTCCTCGCTGACTACAATTTGTTCGGCGTATGAACCTTCCAACTCCGGGCGTTCTATTATCACATTGGGTTCGAGTATCGTTGTTTTTACACGTTCCAAGCCCTCTTGTGCCTCCTGATTGTCCATGTCAATATCAAGAGCACGGTCGTAATATTTTTCGGCGTCATCAAGCATTTGCCGTTCTTCGTAGTCTTTCGCTCTTTTGAGAATGTTATTGATTTCGGACGAGCGATTTATATTTACCGTTCCGCTCACTTTCTGTACGGCATCGGCAATCATTATCTTGGTTCCGCAATAATTACAGAAACCAAATTCCCTATCCTGATCTAACTCTATATCGGCATTACAGTTCGGGCATTTAAGAGCTATTATTTTCATAACAAAACCCCCTAAAGATATGTAATTTCATTATTACGCCTTTAGGAGGAAGTGTCAATACTCTATTACCGTCATGCTCAAAGAAATATACGCCTTGTTCTTGTCACCTTCGGGGAACCAGATAATTTCTTCTTTCCTGTCGCCTACATAAAACGTGCCGGAATAGTTACCCGCAAGGGTCTTAGGGTTCGGACAGGTGAAAGAAAAGCTGTCGGAATCGACTGCTTGTAATATCGCCGAGCACAGTTCCCATGTCAGCACGTCCCACGACAATTCAACGGTCAGCTTCTGCGCTACCATTGTTCGGTTGAGTGTGCCGGAAGCGTCTCTTTCAGCCTCCGTGTCGAGGTCAGCGAGTGTCATATTCAGTTTAGAGGGGTCGGGGAGCGTATAGCTCCCCACCTTTAAGCCTATATCATATCTATACATCACACGTTACCTATGGCAATATTGTTCATATTGACCGATTGATTGACTATCCTGCCCAGCTTCGCAGAGGGATACAGTGCTATCTCCACGTCCTTATCCGCTATTCTCTTGAGCAGGGCTATGATGGTTTGGGTATCCTTATCGTTCAGCCCGCCCATTATGGATTGCAGCTTATCAAGGGGGGCTATGACTTCGGGATTGTTCTTGGCGTTGGCGTATTCGCCCACCCTTGCGAGGGTATCGCCGTAAGCAAGGCCGCCCTGCGCCAGCAAGGGGATAGTTTTAAGGGTAAATAATTGTTTGTCTACGCCCGCGAATATCGTTTTGCCGCCAATAACAAGAGGATCAATGGTAATGTGCATCTTCTCATTTACCCAGTTGATGAGCTTGTTCATCAGCGATATAGCAGCGTTAATGGCTTTCTTGAACACGTCCTTAAACGCGAGCTCAACTCCGTCCATAGCAGAAGTCCACTTTTCTTTTGTGAACCACGGCTCAACGTTCTCACGGAACCATTTCACAATGCCTAAAGTGTTCCACCATTCAACGACGGCCTCCCATTTCTCTCCGATGCCTTCTTTCATGCCTTCACCGGCTTCTGCCCACTTTTCTTTAGTCAACCACGGCTGAACCTTTTCCTCGAACCACTTGGCGATACCAGTATTCTCCCACCACTCCTTGAAGCTGTTCCATTCTTCGCGGAGGTTATCTAAACTAAGGGTTGCTCCCTCGGTGTTAAGGCGTATTTGTTTCTCGTTTTCGGGTTTAAGGTTTTTCCACCATTCAACGGTTTTGTCCCAGTCTCCTGTTGAATTTTTCTGGCTTATTGCGGTATCCACACGCAGAGTTTTCCATTGGTCGGCATTCGTTTTTTCCCACCAATTTATAAGGTTTTTTGTTTCATCATCCTTTGTTTCTAAGGATACTGTACCGCCCAACTGTATCTTGTCGTGTTTGCCGTCATTAAGTATATCCATCTTTTCATTGGACTGCCCAAGACCTTTATTTATGCCGTAGAATATCTTCTGCTTCGCCTTTAGTGCTGCGATTAGGAGCCGCCACGCTTTCTCCGCTATTGATTCCCAATCAATATTTTCAAGCATTTCCTGCAACTTCGAGCTTACCTCGTTCCAGTTCGTTGTTTCTATAATACCTGTCAGAAAATCAAGAACACTGCCTATCTTCGCCTCTATAACATCAGCGGTCGCGGTTGTATCCCAATCTTCCACAAAGCCATTGATAAAATCGCCTATGCCTTTTCCGAGGTCGCTCCATTTGATACCTTTGAGCCACTTTGCAACAACCTTCATAGCAAGGTTAAACCCGTTGGCGAGGGTATTGCCGAGCTTACGGAAGTTGAAGTTCTCTATAAAGCCGTTTACCGCTTCTACGATATCCTGAACGGTTTTCAGTATCTTAGGTCGGAGCTTATCTATCCAACCGTTGAGCTGGCTTACTGCGGTATTTAAGCCTTGTGCAATGACTGTACCTACACCTTTCCAGTCTCCGGCTTTTATGGCGGCTTTAAGTTTATCCATCCATTTGGAAACATCGGTCGGAAGCATACTCTCAACAGATGTTTCCTTGAACATGCCGGAAGTATCCGCGCCTCCTGTTCCGCCGCTGTCTTTCTGCTGCTGAATAAGGTTGATCTGGTCGAATCCCGCAAGAGTGCCTTTCAGATCTTTTGCGGCTTTGTTGGATTTATTAAGGGATTTTGCGTAATCCTGCTGCACATATACCGCCTTTGTAAAGGTGGAATCGCCTCTGAATTTTGCGAACAGTGCGCCCAGCATATTAAACAAACCGGCTACCGCCTGTATTATCTTGTTTATTACGGGGAGTATGGATTGCAGAGCAGGAAGCAGCATAGCTGCTATACTGTTTTTGACATAAGTAAAACCGCTTTGCAGCTGGGACATGGCGGCGTTGGCCTTACTACTGGCCTGCACCATATTATTCATACCTTCGGTAGTTCCCATGATCATGGCATTGATACTTCGCCATATAATCATACGCGACAGTATCTTTGTCACAGCCTTTCCCATTTTAGAGAAACCAGAAGTGATATCTTTTACTTTGGTTTTAACCGCATCTACAGCCTTGCCGAATACTTTCTTTACAGCTCCGCCTATTTTCGATACGACAGCTCCGACTTTTGCTTTTATCCCTCCAAAAGCCGTGACGGTCTCGCCAAACTTCTCTTTGATTGTCCCGACCTTTTCCCTGAATGCATCGAACTTACTGCCGGCCCCTTCCGTCTCGCCTTGTATTTGTTGCATTTTTTGAATGGCTTCATCAATACTTGGAATCCAGTTTTTATCTTTTTCCCTGAATGCCTGTGCAATACTCTTACCACCATTATCTTCCCAAAGAGCGCGACGTTTGGCGTATTCCTCGTTTGCATCAGCACGGGCTTGCGCTTCATCCTCTGCGGCGGCGCGTATCCTTGCCGCCGTTTCCTCGGCGGCATCGGCGGCCAGCTTCGCCCAACGTATTTCGTCAGCTCGTGCAGCAGCTTCTTTTTTTGCCGTCTCTTCCGCCGCTTTATTGGCTTTTGAAAGCCTTTGTTTTGCAATAGCCAACCGCGCATTGGCTTCTTCCATTTGAGCCGCGTACTTCACCCTTGCGGCCTCGGTTTTAAGCGCTTCCCTTTCCGCTGCGGCTTGTGCGCGTATGGCCTTCGCGTTCTGCATACTGCTTGCCGACTGCTTTACAAATCGGTTAAGTCTGGTTTCCAGCTCGGTCAAGACCTTCTCGGCGGTTGAAGCATCACAACCGACTAAAATTTGTAATTCTTCAACGACCACGGACATATCCTCCGAATTTATTTCTTATTTCGTCTATCCTGTTGTCAAGGCTCCGCTCCCACGACGCAGGAACAAACAGTTCTTCGTACTTCGGCAAATCGTGCTTGGACTTGGAGAACATATTGCTTATGTTGGCGGCAATAAACCTTGATAGCAGCACGCTTGAATAGTACATTTCCCTGCACTGGTTTTCCTCGCGGGCTTCGATATAGTCTACAATATCGGCGGGTTCATGCTCCCAAAACTGGTTTGGGAGCATTCCCGCCATGCTTGCACGTTTGAGCAAATCGTAGATTATATCGGCGAAGTCCTTTTCAATGTTTTTCTTAACGTCCTCGAACTGCTCTCTTAGCGAACGACGCTCATTGCCAGGTCCGCCGCCGCCGCCGTTATCGCATCGGCCATTGCCGCCGACATATCCAGCTTGTTTAAGGGCTCTCTCATATAGTCCTGAATGCTCTGCCCTTTCAGGTCTACACGACCGAAAAAACCCATACCGTAAGCGAAGTTCACCAGCTCGGTATAGATGTCCTCCATGTAAGTACCCTGCTCCATGAGCTTATCAAATTCATCGAACACGGCCTGCTTGCTCTTAGGCTTGGGGTTTGCAAACGACATTACCACATCTGCAAAGAAATCCAAATCGCCCTGCTCGTAAGCGGTGAGGAACTTTACTTTGAGATTAGGAGCGCCTATTTTCTGTTTGAGGTCGCAATAAGCCTTGCAGGAGGCTTTAAGTTCAAATTCACCGATATTCATGTTGTTCTCCTTTATACGGGGGTAGTTACGGTTTTGCCGTTGAACAGGTCAACATAGGAAGTCGTTTCGCCCTGGAATGCGATATACACGGAATCGCCGACAAGGTTGACGGAGAATGCGCCCGTCTGGGCGTTGTTCGCCTGCTGACCGCCTGCGTACATGGATACGACCTTGCCCTTGTAAAGAATACCGGTTCCGAGCTTGGTAGCATCGGAAGGGATTTCGTACTCTTCGTAAATCCAGATAACATCACCGACCAGAAGTCCCATCTTCGCCATATTGCCGGTCTCGGCGGTGAAGTCGGGAACAAAGGAATACTCGAATACGGGCATTTCCTGCTGACCGGCAAGGTTACGCACGAAATATTCAGATATAATGTTTACGGAAACCTCGGAGGGCGAACCGCCCTTATCGGGGGTTTGGGTAAGACCGGCTATCTCGGTCTTGTTTGCCATAGTGTAAGCGGTATCATAAAATACGCGCTGGCCTACGGAAGCCTGATACTGTGCCATATTTTCTCTCCTTTAGAACGTTTTTGTTTTCTTGAAATAGACTACGTTGACGTGCCATTTCCCGTTTGCGTCGCGGTATGGCTCTGTCGAGCGTGTCTTGATATAGTGTTTTTCCAGCATTGCGGCGTGGAGTTTGTCAGCCAAATCGAGAACGCCTGTAAATCCCTTGGTGCTTATGTAGGTCTCGCCCCACACACCACATCTTATTGAGGTGGCGGGAAGTGCTTCGCCCTCTAAGGATTTTACCGATGTCTCCTGTGTGATGTTCAATGTCACGATAGGATACCTTTCGGGGGTTTCGTCAGATTCCGGCTGAACCTCAACTTTAAGTTTTTTGTTAAGATACTTCTGAGCGTCCTTATAGATATTCGTCATAGCAGTTTCCTTATCTCGTCCGCCACGGACTGAACAACAAAATCCTTTGCCGCGTCAAAGGCGGGCTTCATATAGGGGTGAGGGTGTGCGCCATAAACTTTGTAGAACAGTCCCTTCTTGCTTAGGACGGTCTCAAAGTTGTACTTGCTCAGGTCTGCCATGCTCTCATGGACATACCACGGGATTTTTGCCGAAGAACCCAACTCGTTATAAATACCCGTACCGTATTCTAGCGTCATAGCCTGCGGGATAGCTGCGGTATGCACCTTTCCCTTTACGGTTCCGGTTTTCTCATCGAAAATGGTAAACTCTATCGAGTTTTTCAGTTCTCCCGAATCAACGCGAACCATAGAAATCGCTATATCCGCCATTTCCTTACCGCCGCTCTCCGTCCCTTTTCGGATGGCAGACTGAATATCCGGCCTTTCAAACCTCTTTATGACTTTAACTTTGGCGTTAAACATACTTCTTTGCCGTATATGTCGAGAACCCACGGGCGGAATTGACGGATTCCACAATATAGCTCGGCGTTTCCTGCGGGTCGTTTAAGCAGATTCCGTCACCCTCGACTATCTGAACAGGCCCATCGGAGGGGTCTTTGCAGATTTTGATATATTCCTTGATACGTTCGCCGTACATGGCTATATCCTCTGCGCTTCCGGCAGAGTTAGCCACAAGTTTATACCGTCTGACTAAGGCCCACTCCGAAACAACAGTCTGCCCGTTCATCGTCTCCTTAATGGGGGCAAGCACATAAACGTCCTTCTTATCCTTCGCTCTCATATACCGCTCCTAACGGGTTCATTTTGCCTTTTAAAGCCAGTTTAAGGTTCTCGGTAATATCTATATAGTTAGTGGACACTCCCGCCGCAGACTGGGAATTAAAGGCTTCTGCGCCCATCTTCCCTATCGCCTTTACCGCCGCGTCCTCTATATAGGGTTCTAACCACTTCGGAGGCTCCTTGTAGCGGGTAATGGCACACGCTACCGCGGTATACCGCTCCAAAAACATCAGGATAACGCCGTCCGGCGCACCCGTTTGAAGCTTTACGTTGTTTACCATTACCTCATTCATTTATTCCTCCTTCTTAGGGCGGCCCCGCCGCTTGGGTTCTTCTTCCTTAAACTCTCCGTCGTGTTCGTATCCCAGGGCGATAAGCTTTCTTATCGTCGCTTCGTTGGAAGTCTCAAAAAGGCCACGCACAAACTGTGCTATGGCCTTATCTTCCTTCACATCAAAGGGGATACTCGTTTTGTTCCCCTGATAGAATTTCATGGTTATTCAGTGGTGAGGTTGGTTATCTTACCGTGGAGCCATTCAGGGCCGTAGTTCAGACCTACCTGTCCGAATATCTCGCCCTTCTTGCCCGCGCCGTTCTTAGCCAGTTCCTCAAAGAAGAAGTTGCCCTTGCCGGGGGTGGGCTGCTCTACAAGATGCACTACATCACGACGGAAAAGAAGTATCTGGTCTTTGGGCATGGCGCGGGAAAGAACTATGCCTACATCGCCGAAGTCGGTGATAAGGCGGGTCACGTTCACACCAGCCTCCATGCGGGAATCCGGCATCTGCATGGAACCCTCATACAGCGCGGAAATAGCCGCCTTCTGGAAGGAATTGCACATCAGTATCATGCCGTTCACATCACCGCCGTTGTCAAAGATGGACTTGACCAGTGACTTTATCATAGCCTTGGTCAGCGCGACAGCGGTAGAACCTGAGCCCTTCGCGTCTATGACGTTGGTGGTCAGCGCGGTAAGAATACCACGGGACTTGTTGATGGTAGCATCGGTGGTAGCGGCGTTATACTCGCCCTGCAATGAAGTGAACTCTATATCGTTGGCGATATTGAGCATCTGGCGGGAAATCTGCCAGTTCCACTCGTCGCCGGGGTTCGCCTGCTGACCGGCTATGTTGATACCGCTCATAGTACCCATGTTAGATTCCTTGGCATAGGAAATCTCACAAGCCCTCTGGTATATCTGGGTCACGTTGGTATGCTGGGTGCGGGTTATCTTCTTGGTGTCAGGCGCGGTCATGGATGCCTGCTCGGATATGGCAGGCTGGGAGGGAGTGTCAAGGGAATACTCCTGATCTACCGCGAACTGAACGTGATTGGTGTACTGAGGCTCCGCTATAAGGTTTATAAACGGGGTCTGGGTGTTGCTCTTGGTATAGAGCAGGCCGGAATAGTTAGGTACTGCAAAACTCATTATAGGGGCGTTTGCCATGATATTTTCTCCTTTAAGTTAAGTCTATTTTTTTAGATTGCGCGAGGGTCATAAGCTGCACTTGTTTAAGCATATTGCCCGACTTGACAGCTTCCGCCCACTCCGCTTTGAGTTGAGCGGCTTCATTTGCCTCTGCCCCGGAAGCAGGGGGTGTGCCGCCGCCCAGAAGGTCAGTTTTCGCTTTCTGCTCCGCCGCAATCACCTTGGCAGACAGAAGCTTTACGATGGAGTTCGCAAAGGCCGTAGCCTTATCCGTCTCCGTGAATGTAGGCATTTCGGGGAAATCGTCCTCTTTCAGCCCTGCTCCGGCAAATATCTTGCCTATTTCAAGGCTGCAAATCTTAGTCTTGTATTCGTTCTCCGCGTCCTTGGCGGCCTTTTCCGCTTCGGCCCTGCGCTGCTCGTCCGTCATTTCCTTCTCCTTATAGGATTTAAGGTTCCTCGACAGCTCGGCGGCCTCGGAGGCTTTTTTGTCGAATACATCTTTTTTTACATATCCCGTATAATCAGGTGTAAATTCATAAGAGGAATAAAGCGCAAGCTTTTCCTCGGCGGTCATATCTTCCCGATAGCCTTCCATTTTGGTAATGTCTATTTTCATTTTTTTCTCCTTTGGGATTTATGTCTTCTCTGACAAAATGGGATTTATGCCTTCTCTGGCGTAAAATAGCACCGGCAATTAGGATGTTTTGTCGGTATTTTGTCTATTGGATAAATTTTTCCGTTGCGTTCTTCACACTCTTTGCAAACTTTTTCATCGTTCTGTGTGTGCCACTTGATTTTTTTATAACCGTTGTCCTTAAAGGCCCTTATTACGGTCTTATCTTCAACGGTGATGGCGAATTGGTCTGTTTGCCATGTCACATAGTTCAATCCCCGCGTGAAATCCTGCTTTATAGGGGGATAATTGACGGTAGGGGGGTCTTTGCCGGAGTACTCGGCATCTGCGATTATGGATTCAGCCAATCTTGCCCCCTTTCGTTCCAGTTCTTTTGTGAAAACATATTTAACAACAGGGTCGTAATCGTCCAGAATACCTGTTACCCACGCTTCGAGTATCCTATCCGGCCCGTTATGGTCTGCGTATGCTTTCTTGGCTATATCCAAGTACGCTTCTTCGGATAATCTCAGGATTTTTCTGTACAGAAGATTTATCTGGTCGATTACCTTTGTGTTGGAATCAATATAAAAGAGCGTTTCCTTAGTTTTCAGAAACGCCCTCGTTATTGTTTTTTTCAGGCTCTTCGCCCGTTCGTCCCCGTACTCGTACATTCATTGCCTCCGCTATTTCGTTTGCCTCCTGCTTATCCTGTTCAAGCTTCCGCTGATGAGCGGCCTCGGAATCCTCCACGAAAGACACCATATCAAGAATGTCCTTATCTGAAAGTAGCCCGGAGCCCTTGACTTGGGTCATAAATTGCGCCTCGTCCGTCATAGAGGAAGGAATATTCCTTGCGAACGCCACATCTAACACTTCCCAATTATAGTGGTTGGCGGTTCCCTCATTCATCAGCGCGGTTATCTTCTGCGCCCTGCCCTCCAGCAGACCTTTTTCAAAGTTACGCTCATACGCTATTATCGTGTTATCCATACCGTAGTTCTGGTATCTGACGGCCTGGATATTCTGGTAGACTTCGGCAATTTCCGTGGGATTAGTCTGGCCTAAAGAGGCATATATATCGCCAGTCAGAATGTCGAAGTACCCTTGAATGGATTGTATGTCAACATTCTTTATCAGCCATTCAACCTTATTATCCTCGCCCAGATATAAGGTCTTGAACTTGGACAGCCTTTCGTGGAGTTCTTCTTCATCCTCATCGGTTTCGGGCTGCATATAGCCAATCATAAGAAGAATGGCCTCATCGTTATATTTAAACGTGTTGGAAACGTTGTTCAGAATGGCGTTTCTCGCGTGAACCAATGGAAGAACCTTTTCAAAATACCCCTCCCTGTTTGGCATGGGGTATTCTACAATGGGTATGCCGCAGGTCTTAAGCAGCGCCATTTCGGAAGCTGTGGCAGGTTCCTCCCGAACGTTGCCGTCAAATATATACTTTGTCCAGCGGTCATCCGTAATCAGTTCATAGGTCTCATACTTCCGATTGTCCACGAGCGAAAAATATTCTTCTCGAATGATAAAAGCCGTGGGATTGCGGTCTATGGTCTGGTCGTGGAACAGCATTGCTTTTCTGGGATCCACGGGCTTGAACTTTGGAGCGATCAGGCCGTCCCTCTTAGAAGCGTATATCCGTTCGTATGCCGTGCCGCATATCAGCGCGGAAGTGGCAAGCCGCATATTCTCCTTGTCTTCGTGGTTCCGGCGCATTATCGCACGATAGCGGTTCAAATATGCGTCGTCCCTCGGATTCTTATCGGGCAAGTCCTCAAACTGCATCTTAGGCCGCCCGGCAACATCGGAAGTCTTTTTGACTACCGTATTCGTCTGAACATAATATTTGCACGGTGAGCCTATGAAGTACCCGGCGGCTATGTCTACCGCGTATTTAGGGATAGGGGAATATATACCATTCAGGTCAACGCAGTCGTATTCCTTATACATATCGCACCTTTTCAGGATGGAATCCTCCAGCGCACAGCCGAATACGGTTCTTATGTTATCCCCGTTTATCCTGCGGGCTTCTTCCCGCGTTAAAATCATTTCTGTCACAGTATCCTACCTCCGCCGATAAGCTTAGTACCGGCAAATATATCATATCCCAGGGCATATGAAAGCGCGTCTATGCCGTGGTTGTCCGCGTCCTCCGGTATGTCTAACTTCTGTCCGGCGGAATCCGTTTTCCACCGATAAACCTTAAATTCTCCTATCAGGTTCACACATTTCTGGTCGATTATTATTTCATAGTCGTGCAACCAGTCTATTCTTCGGGTGATAGCGGACTTCGCCCCCTTGGCTTTGCCCTTCTTGCATTTGTCCGCATGGATACCCATTTCTTTAAGCTCTTTGATACGGTCAGGCTCCGCCGCGTCACAGTACACTACATGGCCCAATGCCTTATTGTATATCAGCTCCCCGTATTGGCGGGTAGTGACCTCGTTCACGAATAATTCATCAAACACATATATCTTGTGGTTATGCTTATCCAGCGAACACTTAACGAAAGCGCAGGGGTGATTATATCCGAAGTCGCTGCCGACACGGATATTCCTAAATTCCCTGCCGGACAGGTCTGCAATATTCCAGTGCTTTCCGCGCTCGAACACGGTAGAACCTAATCTGCCAAAATTCCCTAACGTATCTACCCACAATCTTTGCCCGGTGGATTGCTCCCTTTTCTGAATATCTTCCTCGGTGAGAAAACGGTTGTCGGCATAGGTCGTTTTCAAAATAAAAACATCTGAACCTTCAACTACACCTCTTGCGGTCTTGTCTTTCAGGGTCAGAGCTTTCAGTTCGTCTATCGACTTCACATCGGGGTGATGCCACAAGGGTTCAAAAAAGACCTTATAAAGCCAGTGCGTTTCAGGAAACGGGTTGAACGCCATTATTATCCTCTTGTTCGGCTGCGGTTGCCCTCTCAGCTTCGCGTCCTTATCAATGCCTCTCAAACAGTTATCCAGAACCTCAAAAGCCTCATAGGAGGGGCATTCGTCGCCTTCTTCCATGAATATGTCGGTCAGTATACCCTTCTTTGGCTTCAATGACTTCAATCTCCGTGTTTCCTCTAACGCACCGAAGATTATCTGACGGCCATTATACAAACAGGTAATGGTCATGGTGGATTTGTCAACGGAAAACTCGTCTGTAAGCCCCCATTCGTCGATTACAGAGATTATTTCGTTAAAGCAAGAGGTTCTTAAGTCTACCTTGTAATAACGGCACACAAGCCAATTATGGCCGTTATAGGTATCAGCTACTATCTCCCTTACAATGTGGTTCGATTTGCCGGAGCCGCGTCCGCCGAAAATGAGCTGCACTCTCGCTTTCTCATCGAGGGTGCAGGCGTACACATCATTGAAATCATCCTTGAGGATAAGGCGCGGTTCACCGTTACGCAGTTTGAAGTAGTAGACCACATCGTTAGGGTCAACGTTATACTTGGCACAAATTGTGTAAATGTCCATTTTGTGGGGGAGAAAAAATGTGCGGGGAGCTATATGTTTGGCGCGTTCCCCCTACAAAAACTACCCCCATGCCACCCCCTCCGATTATGCAGCATATACATACATTTTTGCGGTGCATAAACGGGGGTATCCACCCGCACTTTTGTATATATATACACAGTATGCAGGTATAAACCCCGTATTATACGACACTTTATACATTTTACTTTATAACTATTCGTTAAACTACACTTTAACGAATACTTGAGCCGGAAATATACAGACTATGCAAACGCTATACATCACCGTCAGACCGCCCAAAACCGCCTCTAACCACTCTATCAGCGTCGGCCTGGGCGACCTCTACCCGCACCCCGTCAACGTCCCCACAGCGACTCAGAATAGCCAGAGCGGCGGCGGTAGAATCCCGCGCGTAGGGGGCGTTTAGGTTTTTTTGTAGCACAAGTTGCGCCCTTGCCCTCATGCGCTGGTAGAACTTATCATCCTGCGCGTTGCGCAGTGCGGTTTGCCTGTCCAGCTCCTCCGCAAACAGAGAGAACTCGTTGAACCACCGCGTTATATTAGATTTGTGTACCCCTACCTTTTGGGCTAACTCTGATTTGGTGTCTATATAATGGGTGCTGCCGTCCTCCTGCTCCTCACCCCATACCCATAACCGGATTGCCTTTTTTTGCTCCTCGGTGAGCTCTGGCCTCTGTCGTGGCTGGCCTCTATACTGCTCTTTGCTGCTTGCCATACGTTACACCTCCTTAATCCGCAACGGTAATCTATTTATTGCGATAGTTTATCCCCCCTTTATGGGGGGACTTTGACAATCTTTTCAATTTTTCTTTTTTTATTTTTTTCCGCCCCTTCGGGGTTCGGTCTAATACTCCATATTGATATTATAATAGGTATTTACCCCCGCAAACCCCCGCATCAAAAGTTTTTGCCTTATTATTTTAGTTTATTTATCTTTTCGGTTGACTTTTTAACCTGGCAGGTATATAATACAGACATAACAAGAGAGGAGCACACGACAATGATGACGAGGGACGAGAACGTGATAGTATACGGCACAGCTGCCGACGGCATCAGGGCATGGCGCGGGTTAGCGTGGCGCGATTACAACTGGGCTGGAGAAATAGTCAAGGAGTGCAAGGCGGGTAGCTGTGTGCCAGAGTTTGGGCATGATCACGATGACGAGATAGCGGCCACCATAGCCAACATGATTAGGCCCTATGATTGCGATATATATATACGGTTCGGCGAGTTACCGCGGGGAGGGCGGTCTACTAACTGGGCCACCGGCGAGACGGAGGCCGGCATATCCGCCTATGATACCACGTATGACGGGGTGACAGGTTGTTACAAATGTTATGGCGCACTGCAAGGGGCGGAAATAAACTACCTGATGCGCGGAGCGAATATATATTTTGTGACTGGCGATGTGGTCGGCACCGGGAGTGATGGGGAGCCACTGCTGGCAAACGTTAATATAATCGCCGAAGCGCATGTATCCGAGAATGGCTATAAAGCAATATAACGCAGAGTGACGCCCACAAGGGCGGTAATGCGGCAGGCCGGTCACAAGCCCGGCGGCAAAAAGGAGGATGCAAAACATGACAGACAACACGGTTAAGGCCCTGGGCCGGGCGTATGGTATAATGGCGGCGCAGCTCCCCGACATCATCGGGGCGCGCTGCCGGGTGCAGACAGCTAATATGTGGCCCATCCGTGGGCTGGGTGAGGGCTTGCGGTATATGATCGTTAGCCGCAAGCTTACCCCGGAGGTCGATAGAGCCATACGGGACGCGCTGCAAGGCGCAGAGGATATAACCGATGACGAGCACGCGCTGCCGCTCAACCAGCAAGGCATGTGGGAGCTTGCCTATATGCAGGGCCGGTGCGCCCCCGTGCTCGGTGACGGCGAGTATTTGCGGGATCAGCTCAAGGCCCGTGGCCTGACGTTGGAGCAGGCCGCCGAGGCTTGTGAGGTAAGCAAGGCCGCCGTGCATTCGTGGTGCGCCGGGGTCAAACCGATACCCCACGCGCGGCGGGAGCTGCTGGCGGCAAAGTTTGGGATAATGATATAAGAGGGCTATATCAGCCCTCTTTTTCCATGTCCTTATAGATTAGATCGGTTATATAGGCGTTAATGCTTTTTCCTAACTTTTCCGCTCTCTGTTTTATTTTTTCTTTTTCTCCTGCTTTTACTGTGATTTCAAGTCGTTCATACGTTTTTGAGTTGTATTTTCTTTTTGCCCTCGTTGCTGATGTGCCCATGTTATCACCCCCGCAATAATTATATCATTTCTGGCATACTGCCGCAAGTATATCTTTCTAATTCTTTAAGGCTTTTCCCTTAATATTTCAGTTGACTATATACTCCCGTAAGTATATAATAGAGACATCGAAAGGGGAACCACCCCTAACAATGGAGGTTACGAAAATGGCAAGCTACAGAATCGAGAAGAACGCACAATATAACAGCAACGAAATTTATTTTGAAAGCAAACCCGCCGCCGAGGTTTTAACCGCTCTTCGCGGTCTGAAAATGCGCTGGAACCCGAAGAAGGGTTGCTGGTACGGGTTCGCCGCTCAGAATGACATATTAGCGGCTATCGGTGAGCATGACAACGAGCTGGGCGGCACGATCTCCGAGGGTTATTTAGGGGCTACCCGCTGGGACGGCAATAAATCCGGTAAACACTTATACGGCGCGGAACTTAGCCAGGCCATCCGGGACGACATCAGGGCGGCAGGAATTAAGGGCGTAACGGTGAGCTGTAAGACCTACTCCGGCGGGCAGCACATCACAGCCAAAATCAAGATAACAGAGACCGACATGATAAGCCGCGAGCAGTACATAGCAAACTACACCATCAGCACAAGCCGGGCTTACATATACATTAGTGACCGAGGCGAGAGCATACACATTGACGAGTATTACAAGTTGGACAGCGCGGAACAAAAGCGCATCAGACAGGCCGCCGCAGAGTACGATTATAGTCAGGCAGCGCACGGGCGGGGCATCAACCAGTACAGCATAGACGAGGAAACCGCCTACACTGCCGACACACTCCGCAAGCTGCACAAGGTCAGGGCAATAATCGAGGCATACAGATACAACGACACTAACAGCATGGTTGACTACTTTGACACCAATTTTTATTACGACTTACAGACGATGGCGGCGTAAAGCCGCCCCCGCCGTATGATTTTAAGGAGGTACAATATGAAACTTCTATATCGCATTTTCTGCGCATCTGGACGGTATGTATTGGGCAGGAACTATGACAGTCAGCAGCAATGATAACATCATGGACATCTCGCAGAGGATCGCCGGAATGCAGACCGCTAACCTCTGTGCAACAAGAAAAGCCGCTGAAGAACTGGCGGATTATTGGAATGAGTGTTTTAAACGTAACGGGACGAGCATTTACACGGAGGGCATAGCGTGATGCGTTATCAGGTTATTACATGGACGAGGGGCGAGGGGCACGACGAGCGGCGGGAGTTTAGCACCCTCGCCGAGGCCCGCGCCGCCGCCCGTATCTACCGCCGAGAGTGCGACGGCGTGGGGATATATGATTTCCGGCTGGGGGTCATTCGGGAGACTTTAGGACGGTTCCCTGATATATGATTGCATGATTTTCACGTTCTGCATGATTCTATCATCGGGGCCGTACATCAACGCATGATTCGCCGCTTCCAGGGCTTCTCTGAGGCGGCCTGTGTTATAATAGGCTATGGACAGCATATCAAACGGCAGCGGCCCCCACGGGTCAGGCTCGCAGATGTATGATAATGGCCTTTCCCGTATGTTTACGCATGATTCGCCGTAGTAGATGCATGATTTCCAGTTTTTAGCATGATACATGATTTTCATCATTTCAAACCATGCTTCACGGTATTCGGGAGCCTCGATTATAGCCCTCTGTAACCACGCCTCGGCCTCTAATTGTTTTCCCTGTATGATTTTACACCGGGCAATAAAACGCATACTGGCGGCCCGCTCAGGCGGCCACACGGCGCTTCTAAGGGCAAGATGTTTCTCCAACGTTTCAATGGCCTTACTGTATTCCCGATGGAACATATATTCGCGGCCTAAGTAATGCATGTTTCGGTCGTTCTCCGGCTCTTCCTTAACCGCCAGCTCCAGAAGCGGCAGATAATTGCTCCGGCTTTTCGTCTCGTCGGGCCAATGGTCAACCCTCAGCGGCAAATCGCAGTATGATTCTTCGCCGTATGATTTAAGCACTTCGTGAACGGGATTCTTCCAGTAGTATGATTTTGTATGAATTTTATCGGCGTTGAATGATACTCCGTCCCTGCCGTATGATTCATGGCTCCAAACATATAAATATCTTCCCCGCGTCCCGTGAAAGTTTTTCCGTATGATTTCCGCCCAGCCGGGCTGTATGATTTCGTCCAGGTCGAGGCATACCAACACGTCCGCATCTTGCGGTATGATTTTCAATGATTCATTTCGCGCTACATCAAATCTCCACGGCTGTATGATTTTGGTTTTTACGATGCAGTTGTATGATTTCAGCTTATCAACGGTTTTGTCTGCGCTCCCCGTATCGAGAACGCAGACATAATCAGCCTCTTTTGCCGTCTCATACCACCTGTCAACGAATTTTTCTTCGTCCTTAGCTATGGCATATACAGCTATTTTCATTTTCTCCCCTCAAAAAACAGTTGATGAAATAAATCTGCCCTTTCCCCGTTACTTTCGGGGTGCGTGTTATTCTGGTGCTTCCGTCAGGGTTGGCTATAACCGTTTCCTTTATCTCAAAATATCCGGCTTCCATAGCCTTTTGGGTGGGCATATTCCAGTTTTCGCCCTTCTTGCATAACCAGCCGTTATCCCTCAACCATGTGAACATTCTGTTAGCCCCTATAGGCTTCCCGTTCTGGCGTATCATCTTAGCAAGCTGTCCCACTAAGCAACTATCGTGTGAGGCTTGCACGGCCTCCGCAAACAGCACTTTGGGGGCGTTGTGTTCTACTGTCGCTTCAAGCTCCTTCCGCCGCTCCTGCTCTTGTTTAAGGGCTGAAAACACCTTTATGGCGTTGGCGGGGTCGGCTATCATCTGTTCTATCGTGGTCGGTGTGGCGTACATACCATGTTTACGGATAGAGGGTATAACCTCATGCGTTACCCACCGCTTGAAGGCTTTTGCCTCCGGCTTGCGGGAGCCGAGCACAAGGGCATATAATCCCGGCTCATTTACTATGGTTACTTCCTGCGTCCCTCCGGGGGTGTCGGTTAAAGCTACACCCTTTTCATCCTGTTCAAGGCGTGTTAATGCATCACGGTTATTTGCGATTTCCAACGCCCGGCACACATCAGCCGCCACAAACCACGGTTCGCCATCCTTAATAGTAGTCCTTATCTCTCCAAACTGGTTGTTGTTAAATATCTGTAATTCGTTCATTGTAACTCCTTTCATCACCTGTAATTTGGTCTATTAGCGCGTTTAGAACGTTTATGTTTTTGTAGATTATAGCAAAGGCCCCATTGCTCATTATCGAATAATTTGAGACATACTCCGATACCAAGAAATTATCCGTGTAGTCAAATACCGCTTGATTTACTGACGACTGTATATCCCTTGCCAATTCTAAGTCCATTGTTACTTTCTCCAATGCGCTGATTATTCGGGCTTTTTCCATATAGTAAACCTCCATTTCCTTGACCGCAGGAGGCAGACATGATACAATTTATCTGCCTGATGTGGCACGTGAGGTTAGCGACAAATCTTGTCCCTTGTCATCGGCGCTAACCTCGTCTTTTTAGTTTTGGAGTGCTGCTTCTATGGCCTGCCGTATAAACTCATTTCGCGTTATTCCTCTTTCCCTGCAATATGCTTGCACTTGCTCATTTGTTTTCTCTGTAAGACGAATACTAAACTTAACGTTTAACGGCTCCTCCACGGGCGGCCTTCCTACTTTGGGTTGGGACTTCATTCTTTCCCCCTTTCTTTTTGTCCCTCGTCAATTACAGTATATTCATGAGGGACAAAAAATCAATATATACATCTATTGTTTTTCCTTATACCGCCTTTCCATGTTGTAAAAGCCTGAATCAAGCATAATTCAGCACCGTCAATCTGTAACTGCCGTCATTATCCGGTGTGTCGTCAATCTGCACCGATTGGAGGATTATAAAAGCGGGGACAACCCCATTCGAGTACGAAGGGTTGCCGTAGTAGTTGGCGGAGCCGTCCGTGAAGACGTACCACGCGTTGTCAGAGGAGTACCGCGAAGAAAGCCACCAGTAGGCTGCCGAGCCGTTAAAGGTCTTTTTGCGGCTATTTCTTCCAGTAAATATAGGCCATGCTAAACCTTCTTCTATTCCTTCATTATCACCGTAGCCTACCATGGTCAACGTGGGGGCAAACACCTTGCGGGTTATATTCTCGGCGCCGCTGCCATTATATAACGAAATCGTGCTGGGGATAATCAGTTCTTTAAACTCGTCGGGGTAGCTGTTGTATATTTCTGTCATGCGTTTGTCCAGGTCTGATCCGACGTACTCCGTGCCGTTCCCGAACCGGCACAAGCTGTGTACCTCCTCGCGGATAAGCCCTGCGGTGCCTACGTCAAAATTATTGAGGCAACCGAGGGTGTAGCCCGCCAGCTCGTAGGTTCCATCCTCGCGGCGCTCGGGGATTTTGATGTTGCTTCCGAATGGTAAATCGCTTATTCTCATTGTTTCCTCCTATTCCGGTATGTCTATGTATTTCATCATTCTGTCTATCGCACGTTCTTCAAGGTGTTCTATTGCCTTGGGGGATTTATCCATTTTTACACCTACCCTGGTATTAGACGGCATATCCCGCGAATAGAAATGTTCGTAAAAGTTATATTTCAACTCAATTACCCTTCTCTGGTTCGCGGGGAACTCATCTAATGCGGCATCCATGAACGCTACGAATGACATATCATCGTTTATTCTTTCCAGCATTTCAGCCATTTGCAAATTATACCGCTCCTTTGCCGCCATGAGCTTTATAGCACTCCGGGCGGTCGGGTCGGTAATGTCGCTGCCGTGCGGCATACCCGATAAAACCTGTGGGCGGATATCCGCTACCGCTTCCATTCTCTCTTTGATACTGGCTATTTTTTTATCTATTTCTTTCGCGCTTCTCTTGGCTTTCCCCCAACGAACAAGCAACCGCCTGATGTATGCCCGTTGTTCGCGTTTCGTCATTGGTCCCTCCTTAACAATTCATCTGCCGTTATGTTAAAATAATCTGCCAACCATATGATTCTGCTCGCGGTCGGCTCCATGCTGTCCATCTCATAGTGATAAATGGTCGCCGCGCTTATGCCGGTTTCGCGCTCCATCGCAGCCCGCGACTTGCCCTTCTTTTCTCGGTACATTCGTATCCTCTGCCCTATCGTCATGTTTCCTCCATACGCCGCAATGGCAGTTAGTTTCCTGACCTTCTCTGAACTCCTTGCAGATACATCTGCTTTCCTCATCCTTGATTATCGCGCAGGGGCAGTATCCGCCCCCGCGCCGTATACACTCCCATATATCAGGCCGCAGTAATTCATAGCTCATTCCGCACCCTCCCATATCAGCGGTTTTCCCTCTGCGTCTACCATTACGCACACGCCGCCTTGGTGTGTGCTCAGGTATTGTATCCCCGTGAGGTTATCGACATATATTTCATACATCAAACCCGTGTCCAGTGTCCTCAGTCTGTGGTTACTGGCCTCTGCCTTTGTGCACCCGCACAAGGCGAGGGTCAGTAGGGTTAATATTGTTATTGCTATTACTCGTTTCATTTTTCCTCCTCCGGCTTGCTCACACCATCGAAAATGCCAAAAATCTGTTGGAGCAATTCAATCTGCCCGTTTCTGTGACCATAGCGATACCCAGTTGTATATGTTTCAGCAGTGTCTCCGCTATTCTTGGCTTTTTCAGCAACAAGTGCTTGATACTTAGCCCTCAAATCTTCAAGCTCCACAGCCGGAACAACATCGGCAGCGGGTGCAGTTGCCATCAATTCCCTTGCTCTGCCCGGTGGGCCAACGTGCTCTGCATCATATCGGGCAAGTAACGCCTTACGGCTTATGCAGTCAGTGTTAGTCTCTGTGCGGGGTTCTGTGATCTCGAATTCCTCTGCAAGCCAATTAAACACATTATCAAGGTAGTATGAGCCAAACCCAATATGGTATTCTTTATCCATTGGGTCAAAGTATTCAATGTTGTAATATGGCTTTTCAGGTGTTCCTTCAACGACAATTCTGGCGAATGATGTTTTTATCTTGTGTTTGTGCTCATCCGCACTCGCTGTGTATGATTTTGGGTAGTCCAGATAAGGTGGGTAGTCTTTTACTTCGTTCATAATCATTCCTCCTGTTTTGTCACTCTTTAATCCTCTTTCCATAGCTCAGCGTTTTTTCGTGTTACCTTTACGGTCAAACCCACATTGTTAAATCCTTCTGTAATACAATGTCGTACACCATCATCCATAAATCTGCCACCATCGAATCTCTTTGCTATCTCTTCAAACGACATAACCCCGGAGACTTGCTCACTCACTTCAAATTTAATTTCAACAAGTGCCGAATACTTAACTTTAATCATTTCCATTCCTCCTTAAAATCCTTCAACTCCCCAGTAGGATTGTGCACTATTGAAATACAGGGCAAGTCCATTCAGGTAATATTTCCCAATCATCGTCTTCTATTTATTTCTGATTACCCACTTCCAAGACCGCACCGGGGCAACATCAACGGCAGGGATTCTTCGTACCTTTTCAAGCACGTCATTAATCACACAAGAACAGCAATGGTCTTCATCAAGATCACCGTCTTGCCGCTTACATGGGGCACAATATTGTTTTTCCACCCTGTCTATAATTGCTTTCCGACTAATGCAATCACTCATTGTCCCTCCGTCCTCCCTCCGTTCGCCCGAAGCGCAGTAAAACATCTCATCAACGTCGTTTTCATCGTCATTAAACCACGGCTAGTCGCAGATGCCCCAATCCGGCGCACTGCCATCAGTCAGCTCCGCTTGGCAAGGATGATAATGTACGCAGTTTTTACATCGTACTACCACGTCGGCAGCGGGAAATTTCATTAACTCTTTTGCCACTACTTGCGCTCCTTTGAGAAACGCTATTGATTCGGGCGTATTGTCTTTTTGTTTTCTCAATGTGGATAGCGTCTTACAAAGTGCTTCTACAAAAGCATCAACGTTTACATATTTACTCATTGTCCCTTATCCTTTCCTCCAGCAGTAACTTCACAGCTTTGCATATCCACCAGATTAAATCATTCTGCCACATATCGCGGGTGATTTGAGTATGAAGCATTCCCTGCTCCATTGCCTCGGCACACTCCATCATCTGTTCTCGGCGGGTCATGTTTCTTCCTTTCTTAACGCTTGCAATGCCTTATCTATCGCCGCAATCTTGCGCATAATATCTTCGCAGTATGGGTCTTCTTCGTTCATGCCGCCCAGCACTCCAACGTATTCAACAGCCATTCCCTCTAAGACAAGGATTGCCATTCGATTACTCACCCACATTTGATTTCCTCCCGCACGGCTTCATTTCGTGACACCCTGCGTACTCGCACATAGGCACAAGGTAATCCTTAAATTCAGGGCATTTTTCGTTCACCATCAGCCGCATATTTTCAACTACTTTTCTTGTCTCTTCTGCCGCAAGGAAGCATAGTCTTTTATTGGCTATCGTCAAAAGCTCTTCGGCGTTCATGTCCCATATCATCAACACGGGTTCATCCTGCCGTGCGGCGTTCCTGTCGTATTCATGCTGTCGGTCATTTCTCTGCGTCTTAACATACGGTTGAGCGTGAGTATGGCGGCAGAGGTGGACGCTTACCCAATACGGCAGCTCTATCAAAAAAGAGAATCTTAAATACCGTATCGGCGAATGCCGCGCCGCAAGAATTTTCCTTTTCCACTCGTCCGAGGGGATTTTTACGGTATCCTTTCCCACCGTCACTAACGCCCTGCGGTATACCTCTATCCAGTCACGCTCGCCCGGATATTCCAGAAGTTCTACTCTCATTCTTCCCTCCAACAGTTCACTATCAGCTTGCTTACACCCTGAATAGGCAGCTCCTTCAAGATTTGCCTTAACCGGCAGTTGTTTTTCGCCCCGTCGCAGCAAAAGCACTCGTTTTTGGTGGCGTACTCTGCAAGATCGGCTAAATCGTCATAGCTCATCACCCAGTAATTCTTGTCCCGGCCCGCTGCGGATTTAATGCCTATGCGGATTTCGGTTAGGTCGAGTTGTCGCTTGACGGTCAATAGCTGCTCTACAGGCACGGTATCCAGCAGCCTTGTGATAACACTTGCTATCCTGCTCTGCGCTATGCGGTAGTCCCGCCAGCATCCGGGTACGCGCTGACATAGCCTCTGATATCCTCCGGAAAACTTGCCGAGAATATTATCCAGCGCGAACAGTGCAGCGAACAATTCCCGCTCTTCAGCAGTCATTCTCTTTCGTTCCGTTGATTGCATTGATCCGATCCTCCAATCTGTCCATCTTGTAGCGCGTCCAGCCAGACCAGTCGCCGAAGATTATCTTTAACTGACTAAGCATGATTTCCACGTCCGCACACTCTTCCCTGATGTTGTGTTTTGCGTGAAATTTTGCAATATTTTCGTTCTCCGACATACCCAGCCACTTGTTCAGTGCGACAAGCAATTCGCTCAATTCTTCTACGGCCTTTATCGTCTGGTGCATACAACCATAAGTTTTAACGGCCTTTTCCAATACCTCTACTTTGTACTCCACTTAAAATTTCCTCCTTATACGCTTCGTGATAGCTGTTAAACTTCGGCGGGTGGATGGTGTTAGCCCTCTCCAGTTCAAAGGCAACGAGTTCTTGTACTTTGTCGATTAGTTCTTGCATTTTCCCTCCAGTTTCATAAAGCACCCCCAAAAGGTTTTGCTTTTTCTCCCGCTGTGGTGCCCAAATAGTGGCTTTTGGCCAATGGCTTTCCAAACCTTTTCAGCCGGAATATCGTACTCCGACCATTTAAAAATCAACACTCCGTCGGGTTTCAACACTCTCATACATTCCGCAAACCCATCATGCAGCATTTGTGGCCAGTTGTCGTCAAGCTTCCCGTATTTTTTAACCAGCCACGATGTTTCTTTTGCCCCTGTGAGGTGTGGCGGGTCAAAAACAACAAGCGCAAAAGCGTTGTCCGGGAAAGGTAACTGTGTAAAGTCGCATACTATATCGGGCTTGATGATGCACTTGCGTTCGCTCTGCCCCTCCCCACTTCCCCATATGCCCGTCATTTCAATTTCTCTTTTATCGCAGTAAACCGCCGCCGGGTGGTGCTTATTAAACCATATCGATCGGGATCCGCACGTTACGTCAAGTATCTTTTTCTCATCCATCAAAAGTGCCTCCTTGCGTACTCTGCCATCAAAAGTGCTTCTGCCATGCCGTCGCTCTCTTTTTACACCGATCAGTCGGCAGTAACTTCACACTCGGAAACAGGCGCTTGCATACCGTTATGCTGGGGATACGGTCTACCAGCCGGTGATACTTTTCTTCGTACACCTTTAGGATATTTTCAACGGCGTACAGAGAAGCAAATAATTCTTTTCCTTCTGCGTTTATCCTTGTTCTTTCCATATCCGCCCCTCTACTCTGCCTAATTTATAGGCTTTCCAGTCGTCCCAATCCCCGAATATTATCTGCATCTGCCACAGCATAATTTCTACGTCCGCGCACTCTTCGAGGATTTTCTTCCTGCTGCCTTGACCGTTCACCCACTTACTAAGTTCAACGGCAAGCTCGTTCAGCTCTTCAACGGCTTTAATGGCTTGATGCTTTGCACCGTAATGGTCTACTATTTCGCTGTACTTCATCGTTGCTCCTGAATAATTCGTCCGCTTCGTGAATAAATAATTGCTTACCGTCAACCCTTGCCCTTAAAAGTGCGCCCTGCATCGTCATTCGGGTGTAGTATTTCTTCGCCGCTTTGAGAGTGGTAAAGGTCTTTCGATAATTTTCTTTTCCATCGTGGATTTCGTAAAACTCATACGCTTGCAGTTTCATAAATCCCCCTCTTGATTCTTTTTCGTACCGTAAACTCTGATATTCCGGCCTTCTCAGCCATTTCCCTTACCGTCAACTTTTCTTCGCCCTGCTGTACATAAACCCTACAACCTGTCTCGTCCTTTTTTCCATCCGCCAAGTATAACGGGCACTCCTTGACGTGGTAGCTTTCCCCATCCCAGCCGGTAATACCATGACAGTTTATCGTTGTCGGTCTTGCGTTCCAGCCTTTAACGGGCATCCCGTTTTGGCGGCTCCAACTGCACCCTAAACCGGGTTTATTTGTCGCTCTCCGGCACGTCCAACATAGCGTTTGCTTCATACAACCTCAAAAAATCCTCCGCTTGCATAGTTACTAACCACTTTTCGCGGCTCCTTCGGTGGAACACCGCCGGTATAAGCTCCGGCTTCGCGTCGCGCCTCGCCTGCGCCATCCATTCATGGATTTTTGTCGTCTCGCAGCGTTTGCACTCAACGTGAATCCCCGGTAAACCTATCACGTCCGATGCGTCCCCCGTTTGTCCGCAGTATTGGGAAGTGCGCCGGGCATTGAACCCGTATTCACGGAACAGGGCGGCAAGCTCCCGTTCTCCGGCTTTGCCTTTTTCTCTCTGCGCCTTACTCATCCCAGTGTATATCCCAGCCGTTACCGTTGTCGGTGAAGGTCAACACGGTAACGCCATTAACACTTACAACGGCCTTTCCGTCCTTCATGTTGTCCATCACGCTCTGGAATATGGTTTGTGTTATCCACTTTGCGAGATCTTCCGTCATACTTCCTCCCATTCCACAATTTCATCCTCGTACAAAAAATACTTTCCGTACCATTTCACGCTTAGTTCCCCAGTTCGCCCGTTTCGGTTCTTCGCCACGATGATGCTCGCGTTCTCGCTTTGCGGGTCGGGCCGGTGAAGGAATAATACCTCGTCCGCGTCCTGCTCTATGGCTCCCGATTCCCGCAAGTCCGATAGTCTCGGCTTTCCATCGTTCCGGCCTTCTATCGCCCTGTTGAGCTGGCACAGGAGAACGACAGGGACATTCAGCTCCTTCGCCAGAAGCTTTATTTTTCGGCTTATGTCGGATACCTCGTTTTCCCGCGTGCGGTTCCTCAGGCTGGATTGTATTAGCCCTAAATAGTCAATCGCAATCAGGTCTAATTCCCGTTCCTGCTGCTTTATCGCGTAGCATTGTGACCTTATTGCCTCCACGGTATAGGCGTTATCCGACAGATACAACCTTGTCGCGCTCAGTTTGCTTACGGCGTTCTGTATCCTGTCAACCGCTTCCTGACCGCCGCTGAACATTTCATCACGGCTGCACTTCGCATAACTGATGATTGCTCTTTGAAGCACGTCCTCCCTCGGCATTTCCAGCGAAAACACCGCTACCGTCCTGTCGAACAAAGCCATATTCACGGCTATATTCATGGCAAGTGAGGTCTTGCCTACTGACGGTCTGGCTCCGATGATGGTTAAATGCCCTCTTTTCAACCCGCCTAACGTCTGGTCGAGAACCTGGAACCCCGTTGTAAGCCCCTCAGCGCCGTTTATAAGCCCATATAGGGCCGTGTCAAAGTCTTTCCCTACCCTGCTTACTTTACGCCCTCCACGCGCCCGTACAGCGTCTATAACGCCCTGCATACGGTCAAGGTATCCCTCGTCCTTTCCCGATTTCATGTCCTTGACCACTTCCCGCAGTCCCGAAATGGCGTGTCGCTTCCTGGATTCCTCCAGCACCACCTTGATGTGATAATCGACATTTGCTGCTGATACAGTGCCGGTGACTAACTCGGTGATGTACTGTATCCCTCCGGCCCTACCGCCCAGCTTGTCAGCTACCGTTACGGGGTCTACCGGCTCGTTTGCGTTGAAAAGGGCAAAGATAGCGGAAAATATCTCTTGGTGTTCCGGCCTCTCAAAATCGTCAGGTCTCAATTCCCCGCATATTCTCTCTAAAGCCTCACGACCGAGAAGCGCAGAACCTAAAACAGCTTTTTCGGCAAGCACAGTTTTTCGTAGACCGGATTATCCCATGTCGAGACGCGGGGTATCTCGCTTCTGCTGCGTTCCCATGTCCTGACAGCAGCTTTCCAGTCCTTCATCTTGTTTTTCCCCACCATCCAACCTTTAGAGGCGTAGAAGTCATAAAACTTCTCCGGGTCAACGCTGTTCCTGCGTTCCTTGCAGTATTCCCTCACGGCTTCAAGTGTGGGTGGTATCCCCTTGGGGGGGATTATAGAGGGGGATATATTATCTTTATCTTTATCTTTATCTATTGTATGTACCCTATTTGGGTTCGGTTTGGGTATCAACTTAGGTTCGGTTTGGGTATCAACTTGAGTATCAATTTGATTCCTTTTTTTGATACCTAAATCAATACCATTGTCATATAGCTGGACGATTTCATACTTCCCGGTAGCCCCCCTGTCTCCTGCTTTGTATTTAATCAAGCCCTGCTGTATCAGTATATTGCGATACCTCGTTAAACCGTTCTTATCAAGTCCCGCCATCGCTTGCAGCGTTGAATTAGGCGCGTTAAACTCCCGCTTCCAGCCTGCCGTATTTGCACAATCTAAAATTGCAAAGTACAAATATCCGGCTCTGGAAGGTAGGGCGTTTAGTTTTACCCAATTCCAATAGGCGTTTATCTGACTGATGTATTGCATCATTAACCTCGTATGTATTCGTTCAGCACGTCCCTTAACCTTCTCATGTCCTCCGGCGCGAAAGAAATTGATTTTTTAATCCGATTCCCCCGCTTGTCCCACAGCCCTAACACATAAAAGGGTTTGTAGGTGTCCGGATATGCCATAAGGTAGAGTTCTATCGACCAGCCCTCACCCTCGCCTATCGTGGCAAGGCGGCTTTCTGTTACGTACTCCATGACTAAAAGGGTAAAGGCTCGTCGTCTATTTCGGTAAACCCTGCCGGAGTGTCCGTTTTTTCTCTCGGCGTGAGAAATTCAACGTTTTCCGCTGTGATTTCGGTTATGTACCGCTTGTTCCCGTCCTTATCCTCATAGCTCCTGTTCTGTATCTCACCTTCTATGAGGACTTTACGGCCCTTTGAGAGGTACTTCCCGCACAACTCGCCCAACTGCCGCCACACTACTATATTAAGGTAGTCAACAGGAGGTTTACCGTCAGTGCCTTTGTATCTGCGCTGTACCGCTACCGTAAAGGTGCATACGCTTGTTCCGCTTGTGGTCGTCCTTAGTTCTGGGTCTTTCGTCAGGTTTCCGGTCAAAATTGCTTTATTCATTTTTCCACTTCCTATACGTTAGTTTTTCTTCGTTCCAATCGGGGTACTTTGCCATGAGATACGCTCTCAGCTTTTTTCTAAGCTCCGGCCTCCTTTCCGAATTATCATAGTCTCTATGGCACTCAGAACACAGCGTAACGATATTTTGTTCTATCCCCTTACCGTTATGGCTTCGCGGGATAAAATGCGCCACAGGGCTTCCTGTGCGCCCACAGAGGACGCATAACTGATGGTCTCTCTCCCATACCCGCGCTTTAACCCTCTGGGGTATCTCACACGCCTTGGTTCGCTTGCTTTTCATTTCGTGTTCCCCCATTCTCTGGATAGCTGCCCTTCGAGTATCCTTATCTTTAGCTTCTGCGCGTTTATCGCTTCCACTGCCGAATCATATAAGCTCTCAGCTATGTCCCGTTCCATTCTCAGCTTGGCTATCTCTTCTTCGCCCTTGGCAATGTCCAAAAGGTGTGTTACTGGCTGCCCCTCGGCGCGGAGGACGGTAAGCCTTTTAGATAACGCCATTCTGTACTCGCGCTCTGTTTCGGCCTTTTTCCGTCCTCGCGGTTTAAGCTCCTGCACCGCCCTATCAAGTAGGGCTTGCTCTGTCATTATTTCGTCCCACAGCTCCATTTAAGCCCCCTTTGCGTTCAGCTTGTCGAGCGTGGTGCTTAACTGCTCCCGCGTCATATTCCACACGTCCACACCGTAGTTCTTTTTTGCCGCTTTATTGGCTAAGTCCACGCTCCCCTTACACAGGGCTATAACTTCTTCCTGCATGGCCCTTATCTCAGGGTCAGAGGAAAAGTTGTCGTACACGTTAGGCTTGAACTTCGGCTCGTCCTCCGGCAAATCCTCTCCGGCGTAAAGGTACAGCCCCAGGCCGTGACGGGCGATTGCCTTTGTGATTGACCTCTGTATGGCCTTGTTAATGTCTGTTGACGTTACCTTTTCAAGGGGTATGCTATGGTTCTTGTAGTCCATGACCGGCAATTCTTCAATGTGTTCTATGCCGTTCACGGTTACTCCGGTCTTAACCCAACAGGTTTTTCCGTCCGTGAAGTAATTCCAATCGTCTTTATTGTGGTAGATGGTAGATACGGCGTCGGGATGGAGCTTTTTTAATTCTCCCCACGCATACGCCCACGAAAGATAGTCCAGCCCGTTCTTCTTCTCCACCTTGTCCTTGACGTTGACGGAATTAAGTTCTGAAAAATAGTTCTCCATGCTCCCCTCACTTTATCTGCAAATTCTGCTTTACAACGATTTCCGCGCCCTCTGCCGTCCCGCCGGATTTCAGAAGCTCCTTTATCGCCGTTTTATTAGGCACGGGGGGCTTATAGGTCAGAAGCTCGTCATGCCCCTGCGCCGCCCACTTTATAAAGGCTTCCTCGTTTACCTCGACGCTTTCTGACTTTCTGAATGTCAGTTTGTTCCGCTTGCTTTCAAACTTTTCCTTATTGGATAGCTGCATCTGCATTGCAAGGTATCCTTTAAGCCACTCGGCCTTATTGGCCTTAGCCTTGGCTCTGGCGGTGAGGTTGTCGGCTTCCTCCTTGATGCTCTTTGCCTCTGCGGCAAGGTTCTTTATCATGCAGGCCACGTTGTCAATTTTGTCGTCGAGCTGCATATCAAGGCTTTCGAGGGTGTCATACACGGCTTCTTCGGGTATCTCCCCACGGTCAACCGCGTCCATGAAGTCATTGAGATTCTTCGCTATGTCGTAAAGTGACATTATCTCGCCTCCTGTTTTAAAAGATTAGGGTCATATCGGTCGTAGTAGGTGTCCTCAAACGGTTTGTAGGCTTTAGCTAAAAGGTACTGCTCCATTACACGCCCTCCTTTTCTATCTTTTTGTCTATCGCGTCACGGTAAAGAGCTTTCCATAGGTCGCGGTCATGCCGCACTTCGGCAAGCTGTTCCGCAAGCATGACGATTATTTCATCTTTTGTCATTTCGCTTTCCTCCTTTTCGGCCTAAAGGCGTATCCCGCCATGCACCCGATGAAAAACATCGGTATCCCCCAGCTGAAAAATGCTCCCCACATACTTACCTCCTTACTTCCCGTTGAGTTTTTTCCTGATTGTCCGCGTCACGCTTTCGTGAAAATACCCGTTCACGTCAAACCGCGTTCTTTCCTGCTTCCGACGTTCTTCCTGCTTCCTTTTCTCCTGCCGCGCCGTTATATCGGCGACAAATTTTTCTCTGCTTACCACGGCTTCACCTCACATAGTACCCGACGCAGTTATCGTATTTGTGCTTCCGCTTGGCTTGCAGTTCAAGGCTTTTCTCGTCCTTTACCATTGCCGCCATGCTCCGCACCAGTATGAGGGGGGCGTGGCCGTCGGCGGCGGTCGCCATGAGGCGCCCATCCCTGCACATGGCGCGTATGGTTCCGGGGTCTACGTTGATGATCTCGGCTGCCCGCTTGGTGGTGACATACTCGCCGTGCATCTTCACCATGCGCTCCTCCAGCGCCTCAACGCTGTTTATACGCTCGTCCACGGCGGCGGTTATCATATCCCGCAGAAGTTTGTTAAAATCGTTCATGGCTTATCTCCTAAATAAAAACCTTTCGCAGCTCTCTCCCGGTATCCGGTGCTTTATCCGTCCGTAAGCGCAATGCCCGCAGTTTACGGGGCTATATGCGCCACCATAGTAGGTGTAGTGTTGATAGTAGTGCTGACAGTTGGCGCAGACTGGTTCCCGTTCTCCTATGTTGTATTTCATGGCTTCCTCCTTATCCTGTTAGCACTATGTTAGCACCTTGTGAGTAGAAAGTCAAGTTGGTTTTTGCTAACATACTGCTAAAGAGGTGGTAACAATGGCAACTAACAAAATCCAAACAGGATTGCGGCTCAACGAAACAATTTACGATAAGCTCAAAGTGCTTTCTGACCGCGAGAATCGCTCTCTAAACAATCTTATTGAGCATATCCTCCAACTACACCTTGATGATTATGAACGCACCCACGGGGCTATTGTGTTGCCTGAACAGTAACACGCCCGTTCCGCAGGGTCATTCCGAGGTCAATAAGCATCAAAAGCAGAGAATTAAGGGAAACGCCCATTTCATTAGCTACTTCGCATAGTTCGTTGTAGCGTTCTTCGGGTATTCTCAAACCTGTTTGCACTTTGTTCATATCTTTATCCCTTTCTTTGGAGGTATTTATGTCCCCAAACGCTGAAACTGTAACGCTTTCTATGTACTATGCTTATAAAGCTCGCGCCGCAGAGGGTGTCTTCCTCGATAAGGCTATTACCTTCGGCCTGGATTTCCCCGGCTTGCGCCCCGTGTTAAACGAGCTTGTGCGCTTCGGGGTGGTTCGCTCAAATACCATAGATACCGTGCAGCTTTCTTTGTCATTTATTAGCCATCTGGATAACGAGAGTAAGCAACGTGCCCAAAAAAGAGCTGAGGAGAACGAGAATGACGCCAAGGCGAATGTAGAGCAGATGAAGCAGTGGCGTCACGAATGGCGTATCGCACTTGTTTCCGCTTGCGCAAGCTCTATACTCACGCTCCTTATCGAGCATTTCACTGAAATACTCGTCTTTATAAAGGAATTTTTCCATTAAGCCCTTGCGTTTCATCGTTTCCCCCTTTCGACAGATTGTGATAAATACTTTTCCACGGCTCGGGGAGAGGGGTAATAAAGCCGCCGCTGACGGTCACGTCCCCTACAAGCTCTACCTCGATTACGGGGGGCTTCCCTGCTTCGTGGGTGATGGTGTACTTTCGTACAATATCGCTTACCGATATGCCGTTGATGGTTATTTCTCCGCTTGTGTCGTTTGTTTTGATTTCAACGTGGTTGTTCATCGTTTCCCCCTT